CTTAGCTAGCTGGAACAGCACCGAGATGAGAACGGTGCTTCGCAATTAGCCATTATGAAAGCTCACAATGACGAGTGGAACAAAAACGCGTGACGCCACCTACACCTGGCTCTCATCCTGTGGATCCGGTAAATCCGGTTCCTACTGGACCAAGACCTGGAACGGTGCTGATCAATTACCTAAGGCTGTGAAGCCTGTGGTTGATTATATTGACGTCTTAAGACCCACATTTAAGCGCGTGCCGTATGTCGACCGAAAAGGTCGGACACGGTATAAACGCGAATATGATGGTGTGGTTAGTACGCGTCGCAGGCTTACCCCATATGTCAAGACCCCAAAACGTGAACGTAAGTACGATGAGCATAATTATCTTATGACGCTCTTCGAGTACTACACCCCGCCTTTTGAATTTAAAAGTGCGGGCACGGATTGGCGTTGGGCAACTGGGAATTCAGCCTGCGGTATGGACGGAGAAGCGTGGCCGGGACACCTGCCATTTCCTGCTAACGCCGAACTTAAATTGATCGGCAAACTTCGCAAGAAGTTAGTAGGAGACTTCGACGCCGGAATGTTCCTCGCTGAGTCCGAACAATCACTCCGAATGATTGCCAATGCGGCGATCAGAATCGGTGGTGCCTATCGGGCGGCCCGGAAGGGCCAGTGGCAACGTGCTGAAAATATCCTAACCAAAGGGCGTGACTTTAAACGTCGGAATAACAAACCGACGAATTGGAACGACCCTGCAGTTCGCGACCGCAGAAATGCGTTAGCGGCCAACTGGCTTGAACTCCAGTATGGTTGGATGCCACTTTACGAAGATGCCTACAACGGCGCTGAACAACTCGCGAGAGTTCTCAACGACCCAGTAGCCAGGACCGTTAAAACCTCTGTACTCGTTAGCGATGGTACACCTTGGACGACTTCAAACCCTCCCACGACCTACTTTCTTTCTTGTAGGCGGGAGGCTCGAAAGAGTCTAAAAGCGATCATCACCGAGCAGAATATTCCGCTGTTGACCGGGTTAGCTAACCCGGCGACTATAGCGTGGGAGGTTACTCCTTTCAGTTTTGTTGTGGATTGGTTTATTCCGATATCACAATATCTGGAAGCGAGAGGTACTGCACTCGCCGTGACAGGGACGTTTGTTTATTCCCTGTGGCAAACATCCGAAGCTAAAGGTCTCGGTATCACTGGAGCCCGCGAAATCCGCGGGACGTCCGGATCGTTCTGGCGCCATAAGCGTCTCGAACGTACCGTAACAACGACCCTAAACGTGCCGCTTCCCCGCTTTAAGCCCTTAAAAAAGGCTGCGAGTTGGATGCACACTTTGAATGCTCTTGCCCTGCTTAATAAGTAGTAAAACTCCTCTCTGGGCAATCAAGCCCCGCTCTAGGATTCACACCCTGAGTGTTACCACAAGGTGAAAATCATGTCGCAAATTGCGAATATCACAGTCTTTGACGGTGCTCCAACGCCCGTCGTCCACACCCTCAAAGCAATCGAGGTTACGAAGGAAAAGGGCATCGTCCGCGCGCTTTGGCGTGAGGAAAATGCTTCCGTTCCTGTCTACGCACAAATTCGTGCTACGACTACCCTTGAACGCTTGAAATCAGGTGTGTACAAGACTGAAGCCCGTGTTGCTGTTCCAGTGATGGAATCCGTGTCCGGCCAGAACGCTGCGGGTTATACCGCCGCGCCTAAGGTCGCCTACGAAGACACTTTTGTTGCGATTGGGTTCACTCACGAGCGATCGACTATCGCCGGCCGTAGGCTGGCGCGTCAAATCCTTGTGAACTTGCTCGGGAACGTCTCTACTACTGTTGCAGCCGCCACAAGCGGTCCTGTGCCAGAACTTATGGACAATCTCGTCGCACCCACGTAATTTTCGCAGCCCTCAGCGCACAATCTCGTGCGTCGTTGTACCAGCTAAATCTCGATAGGAGTGATGAAATGCCGAATCAATTA